ACTTATTAAAACTACTACCAGTGCGGATCTCCGATGCCCAACCAGTCGCAACTGGAACCGCATCAGCTGTAGTTCTGTATAAGCGAGCCACAAACACAAACTCATCTGGATTAGCATTTGGCCGATTAACAAGTTCTGTCTGTATAGACCCGTCTTCATTTTCTTTCCACCACTTCTCTAGTCTTTCTTCTACTGTTTCATATTGACTCAAATCAAATGCCATTAGTCATCCCCCCAGGTAAAATTGATGTCGGCTTCTGCATCAAGGACTGTCTGGTATATCGAAATGTAAGCAAGTGCGTCGATGATCGAGTCACTGTGGCCTGGAGACTCAGTAAGCCTAGAAACCTTGACGAGCGCCATACATAATGCGACTTGACTAGGCGTAATTGGATGGTCGAGGTATGCCGACCACAGTTCACTGATCCTTTTATGGTTTGTGTAAGGGTGACCATAGACCGATCCCCTTGTATGCACCAGATCGACAACATCTGCTAGCAGTTTCTCAGTTTTTGTCATAGTCAAATACCTCATCGGTTTTGATCTTGTTTTGAATCATACGTCTGTGCATATCGAAGCCATCCTTACGGCCCCTCCAATAGTAAGACTGCTTCATATCATCAATCCGCATAAGTAGTAGCCAAGTAGCCATACTCAGCCCTATAAATAAATATACGGCTAGTTCAAGTGTCATTTTGTAGCCCAATCTATGCGCACATATTTTGTGGCACAGGCATAGTGTTGCACCTGTGTACGACTTTGTGGATAGTTTAGGGGTGTTTTTGTATAACGATTAGATAACGTTAATATCTTCGAGGTCATCGATATGGTCGTCGATGGTGCGCTCGGCGTACTCTGTATTAAGCCCCATAGTGTTTGCCTAATGCTGTAAATGAGCCATCCTTATTTACTGGCACCAGGGTTGGTGTCAGGGTCTTTCCGATGACTTCTAGTATAGCAAACCCCATCTGCCAATTCGCTGCAGAATAGCGTAAATAAGAGGCTTTTTGTCGGTTCATTAGGTTTCCTACCTCTAGGCCATATAATGGTCTATAATGGCTTCCTACGGCTTCTGTATAGGCACTCATACCCAGTCTGTGGGTGTGGCCACAAATAACTGATTTACCCCATTTTTTAGCCAGGTTAAGAGCTGTAATACCTGCGTGCTGACTGATATTGCCTTCATCTCCGTGAGCCATCACCCAGTTTGTGCCAGGTATTTCATACGGCTGTTTTGAATAGGTTATGCCAAGACCAGCAAAATCCATAAATTTTGCATATTGCAACTCTGGCAAGCTGATTAGCCCTGGCACCTTTAATAAAGTGCTATAAAGGCGATCACTATGATTACTGCGCTGTACAATACATTCTTTGCTGTACTCACTGAGATCCCACAATATTGATTTAGTAAGCTCACGATCAGCGTGAATAGTTTGTTCATAAGCCAAAGGTGTTTTTTCAGCCCATCGGCTAATGGTTTGAAAATCAATCTCATCCCCGACCACCAATACACAATCAAACTTCTCTCGCCTCGCTAACTTGATAACATTCTTTACAGCTGCCTCGTGATGATAGGGCACCTGCAAGTCCGAGATGACCAAATATCTTACAGTCTGTCGCTTAATCTTCACCTTCTTCAAAATCATCAAGTGGATTTTTAATAGGATCTTTGGTATCTACGATCCAGTCTGGATAACTTGACCTATCCATCGCAAATGCTAAAGCTGTGCCCTCATCCATTCCAGATTTACGGCACGCCATATAAACCTCATTAGCTGCTATTGCCCAAAAATCCAGTTTAGTAAGTACAGGCTCTTTAGTAGTTTTGCGCCTACGTGCAACCTTCTTCTTAGGTTTGCGTTTAGTTGCCATATTAAAATTATGACTTACTGATTAAAATAAAGAGATCATCGACACGCTTCTCTAGCCGTGTTAATTGATCCTTCATACTAGAGCCACCATTCGGGCGCAACTCATTAAGCCAGCCTTTAACTAAAAAACGTAATCCTATTAGCCCGCCTGATAGCACGGCCATAACGCCAGCGCCAAAGCCAGCCCATTCTGTAGGACTCATTTTTCATTAGCACCGATGCCATAGGCAATATCGGATTTATCTAAAGCCCTAGCTGCTGGCCCTGCGAGTGCTGCAATTACTACAGACAGCGCTGGGTCTAAACCTAATTCATTACTTGCTAAGAATGTTAAGAATGATACCAATACGCCACGTGCGTATGACTTTAGTATCGCCTTCTGTTTTTTGCTTATCTTCATATCTTGCCTCCTAGTAATGGGATCTCAAATGGTTTTCCATCAAGATCGCCTAGCTTTGTGAAACTGCAGTGCAAATGTTTTGTATGCGGATTTATGCCGTTGTATTTTCTCCAACGCCAATTTAGTATCTTGCTGGCGATGCGGCCATTATGGATGACGTAAGATATACGTTTATCGGTTTTTGCAGCGATTCGGATCTGGTCAGCCAGATCAGCACTGACCCCATCGGATGCACAAAGGCGAGCATCAATATCAACTGCTCTGACCCACCCAAGTTTGTCTGGATTATGATCCGATTTTCTGGCGGCGTGACGGCTATCGCCCACCCACCCATCACTGGCAGTACGCCTATCTGGAAACCAGGTATCAACTTGATCTCTTAACTGCACACCAGCTGCACATAGTTTAGGCCGCATTACAAACCAAGCGCTGCTTTAAGATCCTCTAGGTTTAATCCAGCATTAGCAAGTTTATCTGCGACAGTTGGCTCAGGTGCAACAGTTGTGCCATTGTGTGCCTCAACTACTGACTTGGCTTTAGCCTCATCTTTACTTGCAATATCAAGCCACAAATTGCCTTCATTATCTGCTTTAACGGCAGATGGATTATCTGAAATTACAACTCCAGCCGCATTTAATTCTTGGCGCAATTCTGTGCCATTTAGATTGTTTGGTTTATTAAACTTAATCATTATATTTTATATACTCCAAACTTCATAGTTGACGGGTCATTATTCAAATTCAAACTGCCACCACTACTTTGAAATGCTTCAAGTTCAAGGTAATCTCCTGCTACTAAATTGAAAACCTGACCAAGCCAAAGTGCTGGATATTGCGTATTTGTTGCAACGCTAAAACCTTCATTTTGAACAACAGTTGCATTATTTTTGGCTATATATAAAACTCGCCTTCCGCCTGTGTTTGGCGACCAATGAATAAGTCCATAAACAAAATAATAACCATCTTTACCTGATGGTATTGTTATGCGAGTGTTATTTGTTACATTGCTATGAAATCCGTCTGTATCAAAATCTTCAGAATCAAAATTTACTTTTGTTGCGGCTGTATTTGCTACGCTTTGAGGCGTTGCTGTTGAAGTAACTAAACATCCAACAAATGAACCACCAGCAGGAGCAGCCCATTTTAATCCAGTAGCGGTTGAGGAATCTGCCGTAAGAACTGTATCATTTGCGCCTACGCCAAGTCTTGCATCAACAGTAGAAAATGTGTAAAGATCACCCTTAGTAGTCAAAGGTGATCCGCCACCTACTGCTACCCAAGCACTACCGCTATAAGTTAAAACTTGATTTGTGTCTTTTAAGTAACACGCATTACCTTCTTGCGGTGATGTCACAGCTGCATCTCTAGCTGTGGCATTGGCAAACACCCAAATACCTTGCATCAAGTAGCCATCGACATCGGCTGCGGTCAATACCTCGCCTGTAGTAAAATCCTTAAACCCTAAACCTGCTGCCATCTCTACTCCTTAGTAACTTAGGACATTATAGTCTAAAGTGCCATAAATGCTATTATTTAGGATAAATGCATCTATAACGGGCTCTAGTGTCGTGAACGTAGTTTTCCAACTATTCGGGGTTATTGCCATCCGTACCCCAAAAATCTGTAAAGTCTTTTCTAAAAGCGATCCGCCAGGCTGAGTAGTCTTAACTGTAATTGGATCAAAGAAATCTAAATCTAAAGCTGCTATAACTCCTGCGTTGTAATTGTCGGTATATAGATCTAGGACTATGGCATCTACTCGGATAGAGGTTTCTTGCCTACTGGCTACATAAGCCTTTGCATAATCTAGAGCTACAGCATCTGACTGCATTAACAGATTATCTAAAAAGTAACTATGCAAAAAGTACTTATCTATACTGGCTTGGTTTAGGGCTACCTGTGGGCTTCCACCAGCTCTAGTGATAGTGGCTTTATTAAATACCAATACATCGTTTAATATCCAGGTAGCATCAAAGTAATCTATGCCTGTGCCATTATCTGCAAAGACTGTAGGTGTGCCACCAATAGATCCAGCAGTTACGCCTCTATCTTGAAATACAAAGTTATTATCGGCACTCACATAGATAGCCCCATACTCGGACTCCGTTGCAATTTGTAGAGCTTGTAATGCTGTGCGGTTAGTGCCTGGGTCTGCTTGTAATGTGGTAAGACCTGCATCTATATCACGCTGTGATACTGGCCAGTCAATTTCATCTAGTATTTGATTTATACGAGTACCTGATAGATCACCAGCCGTTGCGCCAGTTACTGTGCTTATCTG